TAGACTTAGGCCAAAGAAAATATAATCAAGACGTACCTATAAACGACAATCGTGATTACACGAAAGAAGCACTAGAAGAAGTGTTAGATACAATGGTATATGTTGCTGCAGATATAATACGTATTATAAAAAATAAAGAATGAATCTATCGTACACCATAGAAGAACGTGAAGAACTGCTAAAAAGAATGTATATGGATATATTTTTTTTCGCGAGGTTTATCTTAGGCGATGAGGAACAGCCGATGCACTATCACATACGTAAGCCTAGCCCACCATTCCATAAAGAGATAGTCAATGAGTTGTTAAAATTAAAACGTGGAGACAAAATGGCTGTTGTTGCTCCTCGCGGTCATGCTAAGTCCACACTAATTAACTTAGTGTACCCACTACATCGTATATTGTTTGACGAAGAAAAATTTATATTACTTGTATCAGAATCAGAAAGACAGTCTAAATTTTATTTAGAAACATTAGGGAGTGAAATAGAACACAATGAAAAACTCAAATATTTTTTTGGAGATAGAAAAGGAAAAACTTGGGGTAAAGAAGAAATACTAACTGAAATGGTTAGTGATACTTTCTACT